CTTGGACGCCGACTGTTGTATATAACGGAGGAACAGGGACACATGGTAGTAATAACTACGGATATTACACAAAAGTTGGTAATATCGTTACCGCTCATGCAACTGTTCATTGGACTGCTTTTGGTGGTTCAACAGTCAATTTTGCAAGAATTAATGGACTTCCTTATGCTTACAAAAACTCTTCTGCTTATAGAGCTACATATGTAATAGGAGGTCAAGTAGTAGGTGTTCAAGCCGGTGAGCATAGAAACGTTGCTCTAGGTTCCGATGCAAATAATAGTTTTCTATATATCACTCCTTTTGATAATGCTCAAACTGTTGGTGGTGGAAACTATTCACATTTTCCAGTAATTAACTCGTCTGGAACCATTTTTGGTCTTGCAGTAACTTACTTAACAAATTAGACCGAGCTACGTCTTTAAACTAAGCCTAAAACTGTTTATATCGGAGATATATCCTAATGGCATTAGCCGAAACAATCGAATACGACAAGATAGAAGTTGTCGGTCAATACAAAGCGGTACAAGTCCGCAAAGCAACAGTCATCAAAAAAGATGGCACAGAACTTACAAGATCTTTTGAAAGATATGTACTACATCCCGGAGCACTCGATGCTTCCGATAACTTTGTAGACACAGATCTATCAGGTCAACCAGCTGAAGTATCAGCAATCGCCACAGCAGCTTGGACTACAACAGTCAAGAATGCTTGGAAAGCAAAACTAGAAGCAGACATACCATCCTCATAATTATGACAATAACAAAAACTTGGGAAGTTAATACACTTCAAAGAGAACTTGCAGATGGCTACGTAAACAAAGTTATCTACAGAGTTAAAGGTACTGATGGTACTTATGAAACAAGAGCTACAGGTGAAGTAGATTTAGAAAAACCTGAGACTCTTGTACCTTACAAAGACCTAACACATGACACCGTAATTGGTTGGGTCAAGGCAAAACTTGAAGCACAGGAGACTGGAACTGTAGCAAAAATTGAAGCTGCAATAGATGCAAACATCAATTTACAGAAAACTCCAACACACGGTACAGGTACTCCTTGGAGCTAAGTGGAACTTCCACTATTATTGTTACCGGATCCAATACCGTTAAAAACAATATCTATACCTTTACCTACAGCTGATGTACCTTCTTACACTCCTTTGGTTGTTCCTCCGAGTGACCTAAAAAGACCAGAAGGTACTAAGCCTACAGAAACTGTTGAACCACCAGAACCTGTTTTAAACTTACCACCCTTACCACCTATTCCAATTCCACCAACGGAAGTATTAGTTCCTACAGTCATAACAGCTGTTACAGCAGTAGCAGCCACCACTGTAGCTACTCCTATTATTCAAGAATTAAAAGAAAGAATAACAAAGTTTTTAAATAATAAGATTAAAAAATGGAAAGAAAACCGGAAGAAAAAAAAGGAATCTTCTCAAAGCTCAAAGAAAACATAGATGACCATGAAGAACAGATGGCAGTACTTGGTGCAGCCGTTCGTTTAGGGGTTGTTATATGGAGTGGCTTCATAATTACATTAAGTTATGTTGAACTACCTATGGTCAAAAAGTCAGCTACAGCAGGCGATATCACGTTCGTGGCTTCGATTTTTACGGGAGCACTTGCAACTTTCGGGCTGTCCACGGGTAACGGTAATAGTAAAAACAAAGACAAAGAACAAAAACCAAAAGCATGAAAAAACTAATCTTGCTTTTAGCTCTGTTATCACCCAGCATAGCTAGAGCCAATACTGTCACTCCCCAGTTCACAACAGGGAGTATGAATTCAACGACTACTACAACTCAGACTATAACTGAGGTAGAGCAGAAACAAGTATTTGGAGCTGCTGTTAATACGTGGTCAGGAACAAACATAACACCCTCAGCAGATATTGCTGGTAGTGGTACAACATTTACTGTTACTACTCCTGCTAATCCTTGGACATTAGAAACTACATCAAGATCTGCTGGGTTAGTAGAACAATGGGATACCACAAGAAACTACACAATAAACTCCACTACTACTTCGCTCTCTGTCTTCTCACAGTAAGCCCAGTACTAGCAGAAGGAGATACAAATAATTCATCAAATCCTGTCGCCGCGGCTACGGGAAATGTCACCAATCAAGCTGTGCAATTCCAGAACAATGGTGCTTCTTCACGGCAAATGTATGGACCTTCCATACAGTGCAACGGAAGCACTATGACCTTCAGCCCTTTTTATATGGGCAACCATACTAATCCGTATTCAGCGGATGAAGATACAAGAGATTTATATCCCTCTAGCTATTCATTAAATGAAAACTGGGGATTTCAAATTAACTTTATGGTTCCACTAGATAAGGGTGGTTATCAGCAATGTAAAGACATAGCTGCACGTCAAGAAGAAAAGATGAGATTGGACTACGAACTTGTTCGCGCATTGAAATGTGCAGAACTACAACAAAAGGGTTTCACCCTAAGACCGG